AGGATATTGCTGATGTGATGTTGATTCGCTATGCGTGCTATTTGATTGCCCAGAACGGTGATCCGCGAAAGCCTGAGATTGCTTTTGCACAGGCATACTTTGCCTTACAGACACGTAAGCAGGAACTACTTGAACAGCGCATTTCTGATTTGAATAGGGTGCAGCAGCGTCAGCAGCTGCGTACGTCTGAAAAACGGCTTTCTCAAAACATCTATGAACGTGGTGTAGATGACCGTGGTTTTGCACGGATTCGCTCAAAGGGCGACAGTGCACTGTTTGGCGGGCGGACAACAGAAGAAATGAAGATGCAGTATGGAGTGAAGAGTGGACCGCTTGCGGATGTTCTCCCGCCTGTTACTCTGGCTGCAAAGAACCTTGCAACAGAGATGACAAACCTCAATGTTGAACAAAAAGATCTTCAGGGAGAAAGCTCTATCACACATGAACATGTCCAAAACAATTCAAGTGTTCGATCGATGCTTTTAGGTCGTGGTATTCGGCCTGAGGACCTTCCGCCAGAAGAGGACATTAAAAAGCTGGAACGCAGATTGAAGTCTGAAGAAAAGAAACTTGCCAAAGGGAAAGACGTTCTAAAATGACTTGCCCACTTTGCAAGGGCGAAATGAAGCCTAGCATGACCATTCACACGGTTCAGCTGAAGAACTGTGTCGTGGTCATCAAGAACGTGCCTTATCTGAAGTGCGAACAGTGCGGCGAGGTCGTTCTGTCAGCTGACACGGTGGAGAAGATAGAGCACATCTTGCAGACGGTCGAAAAGGCCGTGGCAGAGATCACCGTTGTGAACTTCCCTGACTGCGCGGCATAAGCCCGCCGGGGCTGCCTGAGCAAGAATAGAACCAACGGCAAGGAAAACACCCACAGAAAGAAGCAAAGCCCTCAGACACGCGCTGTCGCGGTCTGGGGGCTTTGTCATGCAGCGATTTTGTTGAGGTCAACAGAATCGTGTAGCTGAAGTGCTGCGCCCGGCGGGTGCAGCACGTTCAAAGGGTTTGGGATGCTGCCCAACAAGTCCTTGCAAGGCAAGGGGCTTTGTACATACAAAGACACTGCTTGCAGCGCCTATGGTGGTACCACGGCGCACTGCTTGCGAATGCAAGGCACATCATGCGTATGCTCTGCGGAATTTATCGTGCTCCGCTTCTTCGACAACGCCGAGGATGTACTCCCGCATATCGTCATCGCGGGAAGTCAAGAGGCTTTCAAACTGCTGCGTGTCAGACACGCCAGAGAAGTTGTAGACCGGGGCGAAGTTGATGGAAATCGGACTGCCCTCGGAAGGTGTGGAGTTGGATGCCGACACAACTTCCGCCGGGGCGGCGGTGTTCGCGGTGAGTGCTTCATACTCGTTGTACACTGTCCAGTCATGGTAGAACGTCTGCATGGAATTTTCGGACAACCCGGCGGCTTGCTGAATGGCTGCAAAGTCAAGGGCGTTTTTGCTGACGATCTGCGTGAACTGCTGCGCTTCATCGAACGCTGCGCGGGTCTCCGGCGCAGTCAGCACGGTTTCGCCGCCGTTGAAGTAGACCAGCTCCGGGCCGTTCTCACCAACGATGGCAAAGCCCGGCGCAGCGGATTCCGTACCGACTGCATAGCCGGGAATGTTGCCGCTGTAGCTGCCGCCTGCTCCTGCCAGTGCGGTGGAAGCAGCGGAGGCGATTTTGGAGAATACGGTCTGAACACGGGGGAGCATCCCCTCTGCGCCATCCACAAAGCCCTGAATGGTGACTTGTGCGCTTTCCTTGGCCTCATCACTGAGGTTCATGTCTGCCACGCTGTCGGCCACGTTCTGCGCAATCTCGTCCATGGCGTTGCTCATGCCGGTTTCTAAGTCGGCCATGCTCTCGCTGGTAGTTTTCTGCGCCTCCTGCAGCTCCTGATAGTTCTGAACCATCTTTGCAAGGTCAGCGTCAGAGGCCGATGCCATGCCGGCAATGGCGTTCACAGAATCCTTGCTGCCATCGGCAAAGCTGGCAATCACGGCACTCAGACCGTCAATGTCAGCGGCGAGGGCATTCAGGCTCTCAAGATTCTGGTTGTAGCTGTCCCAGTAGGTGATCTGGCTCTCTAGTGCGGAATTGATGCTGGACGCGGAGGTGGCAACGATTTTTTCAGCGGTATCCCACAGGTCATACTGCCCGCTGACGCTCTTCAAGGCTGCATCATAGGCCTCGTTATAGGCTGAGATGATGCCCTGAATATTATTTTGGGCAGCAGACAGGGCGGCGGCAACATCCTCGGCACTGTCTGCTGCAGAATCCTGTGCATCTGCCATGCCGTTGATTGCGGCCGCTGCTTCCTGATACTCGGTCTGGGCAGCGTCTACCGCTTCCTGATCTTGCGCCATCGCCTCGGTGTAGTTCTCTACCTCTCGCCGGGCAGTCACAAGGTCTGCCGAATAGCTGAGGTATTCGCTGCGCAGTTGCTGCACATCCTCGCTCATGGTGCGCCACGGAAGATCCTGAACAGTACCATAGGTCAGCTTAAACTGTTCGTCCGTCATGCCGAGGGTGGCAAGCAGCTTATCATAGCTGGTAACCATGCCGGCATTGGATTTCTCAACCTTGGCTTTTGCAGCGTTCAGTTTGACCTCGTTCTCTGCGCTTTCGCTTAGCACATCTCGGTATTTCTCATACAGAGTGTTCAGATAGTCCTGCCGGGCTTGCGCCTTTGCATCGGCCACATAAGCGTCTGTGTGCTGGCGCAGGGCTTCGGTGCCGCCCTTGATGGAATCCGTTTCAAGGTCAATGTCATCGGCCAGACTGGGCACCAGCGCAGACAGGCGGGCAAGGGTATCGTGATACTCGGCGTTCCCGGCGGTGTTGCCACCAGTAGCCGCCTCGATGGCCTCCAGCTTGCCGATGTACTGGTCGGCAACGCTGGCAGTTGCCTCCATGCTGGACAAGGTGGTGTCGTAATCTGTGCCGGCCTCTTTCATGGCACTGCCCATGTTCTGAGCCGCGGTGGTCAGTTCCTGCACAGAGGGAACTGTATCGTTAGCAGCAGAGGAAAGCAAAGCCACGACTGCCGCCACACCGCCGGCAGCCAGCGCGGCGGTGCCCAACACAGGGACAACGGTAGTCAGAGTGGGTGCAAGTACCTTGCTGAGTTTAAGGGCAGCATTTACGGCGGTGATGGCTCCGGCCAGACCGCCCAAGGTGACTGTCCCGGCGGCAATGCCCTTGACCACGCCGGGGTTTTCCTCGACAAAGCCCTGCATCCAGCCCAGAACCTGCGCGCCAACATCGTACAGGCCGGACATGGTGGGAGTCAAATCCTCACCGATGGCGATTTTCAGGCCGTCAGCGGCAGACTGCATCAGAACCAGCCTGCCGTTCATGTTGTCGAGCATGGTGCCCGCCATCTTGTCGGCAGACCCGGCGCAGTTGTTCAGGGCTGCGGTGTAGTCTGAGAACGACTGCCCGCCCTCGGCGGCGGCCTCGCTGCATCCGGCCATGATGGTTTGCAGCTTGGAATACTGGTTTGTGCCAGCGATGGTCTTGGCAAGGTTGGCTTGCTCTTGGTCGGTCAGGTCGCCCCAGACCCCGGCAATCCCGGTAAGGATGCTGGACAGGGACTGCATATTGCCCTGTGCATCGTAGATGTTCACGCCGTAGTTCGCCAGCTCGTCACCGCACTTTTTCGTGTTGGTGGCAAGGCGGGTGAAGATGGCGTTCAGGGCTGTGCCAGCCTCGCCGCCCTTAACACCGGCATTGGCCATGGTAGCCAGAACTGCGGTTGTCTCCTCGACAGAGTAGCCAAGGGAGGTAGCGGTGGATGCACACGCCTTGTATGCCTCGCCCAGCTGGATCACGTCCGTGTTGGAGTGAGCCATGGCGTAGGCCATCACATCGACAAAGTGCGTGGTGTCAGAGGCTTTCAGACCAAAGGCGGTCAGATAGTCGGTAACAATATCCGATGCCTGCGCCAAGTCCATGTTGGCAGCAGCGGCCAGATTCAGCACCGGGCTGATGCCCTCCAGCATAGACTGGGTGTTCCAGCCCGCCAAAGCCATGTAGGACAGAGCATCAGCCGATTCACCAGCGGTGAATTTCGTGGTTGCGCCCATTTCCTTGGCCTTGTCGGACAGGGCCGTCAATTCCTCACCGGTAGCGCCGGAGAGTGCCTCGACATTGCTCATGGATGCTTCAAAATCACCTGCGGTGTTGATGCAGTCCATGTAGGCATCCCGGATTTCTCCGAGGGCCTTTGAAATACCGACCGTGGCCAGCGTGGCCTCGACCGTCTCAAGCGCCTCGACCGATTTTTCACCGAATCCCTTTGCGCCCTCTCCGGCCTCGTCCATGGTCTTTTTAAGGTCAACCTGCTGGTCTTTCAGCTTATCGACCTCAGTTTCCAGCCGAGTGGTTTCTGCTGTCAGCTGCGTGGTGTCCACGCCAGCTTCCCGCAGGGTGTTCCCGGTGGCAGCCAGCCGCTGCTCATAGGTGTGCAGTGAGGCCGTTGTCTTGTCAATCTGCGCCTGCTTGGAAATCAACTTGTTTTCCAGCGCAGAGGAATAGCCCTCGGTCTCATGAATCTCTTTCTGGATGTTATCGTACTGCTGCTGCAAGACGGCCAGCCGCTGCTTGGTGGAGTCAACGGCCTGCTGCTGCTTCTGGTACGCAGTTATGTCGGACTGTACCTTGTTCAGCTGCTGGATTCTGTTCTGCGTTTCCGCGAGAGCGGACTGTGCAGCCTTGAAGGTGCTGGAGAAGTTGCTGTTCTGTTTGGCGGACAGGTTGAACAGCAACTCCCATTCTTTTCGAGCCATAAAATCCCTTTCTCTTGCCATATTCGATTGTGCTGCACCCGGCGGGTGCAATTATGCCCCTCACCGCGGCAAGAACGGCGAGGGGCATAGTTCTATCAGGGAGTGCGGTCAGAATCCTTTTGGGGCTCACCCCCTTCCTTTCTCTGCTGGTAGGCGGCCCATGCTGCGTCCAGCTTGGCCTCACCATCCGGCATAGCCATGATCTTGAGATATAACCGTTTGCAGCCTCGTGCAAGTCTGGCAGTGTCCTCTGGTGAAATCTCATCGAGGTGGATGTGAACATTGTTGCTCATTGCTGCATCCTCTTTTCGTTTTGCTTGCTGATATGATGATTTTTGAGAAAAAAGCGGTAACGAAATGACCGAAAAAATTTTTTGCTGTGTAGCTGCAAGCCGGGGTCGACGAGCCCGCTAAAGGCTAGGGTACCCGTTCACAGTACCTTGAGGGGGCTTAGGGTATGCGCCGGATGGGGCGGAGCAGCACAAACTTTGCAAAGAGGACGAATAGCCGCCGGGTCGGAACCCCTTCAACCATTACTCGTGCACCTTCGAGGCTATAATATTTCCCGTCCTTGGCCGTCAACTCTGCAACGATACCTTTGGCGATTGCGTTGCAGACGTACCAGCGGAGGCCGTGGCCGTTGATGGCGATGATAATTTTCATGTGGCTGTCCTCCTTGCGTTAGTGAAGTCGCCGGGCTTGAGGTAGGATGCTGGATGTGATAGACTGGCTGCGGGATGTGGTCTGTCAATCGCTCCCGCTTGGCTGCCTTGCAAGTTCGCTGCTTGCATGGCGGCCTTTTTGTTTGCCTGCATCGCTTAATCATCGTGAGGGGTCAGCTCGTCCGTGGTGATAGCTGCCTGCATCTCTGCCGCCTTATCAAAGGCGTTTTCTTCGGCTGAAAAGACAGCATCAACGGCACGCTCGTACAGCTTGGAGCGGGTTTCCGGGTCGATGCCGTCCAGATGGTTGATTGCGCGCAGCAGCTTGGACAGCTTCTTCATCAGCGGGCGGTTGCTGCTGCGGTTGGTGACGAGTGCAAACAGATTCGGGTTGGATGTGTGGTTGATAATCATGGAAAGTCCTTTCTGCACCCTTACTGGGCGCGTTCAAAATCAACACCGCCGGGGTGCGGTCGGTGTATTTGCTCATGAGATAACTCGGCTTTCAGTCAAATGGTCTGCTTCATCAGAGCGCGCATATTGGCCGTTTTTTGTGCTGCTGCTTGCTGCCGTAGGTTCTCACCCGCAAAACAGATGGGGCTGCACATGGACAGCAATCGGTCATAAATGCGGGCGTGAGCCACGTCCTGTGGATTCTTTAAGTCCGTTAAGGTCAGGTTCGTGGTGACGATCAGCGGCTTTTTGCTGCGGTAGCGAGCGTCAATGATGTTATAGACCTGCTCCAGCGCATACTCAGTGCCGCGCTCGATGCCGAAGTCGTCAATGATGAGCAGCGGATAGCTGCACAGCCTGTCCACCATATCGTTCCGACCAGAAAAGCTGTTGCTCAGGTCGTTCAAGATGCTGGCAAAGTTGGTCATTCGGACGGAAACCTCTTGCTCCATCAGAGCGTTCGCAATGCACCCGGCAAAGAAGCTCTTGCCCGTGCCAACACCGCCCCAGAGAAGCAAGCCAATGTTTTTGGTACGTACTTCTGCCCACTTGTCAACGTATC